CACCTTCTTTAACACCACTGTTAACTAACTGTCCCTGTATATTCTGTCCTACAGGTTGAGCATAGTTAATAGAAGGCTGAGTAGGTTGTACTAGATATCTAGCATGCGGCCCTGCCTGTGGATTATTAGGTGCTAATAGTCTTTCTACCATGATTCAGGTACTATCTCTTGTCTATCTATCTCTGCTTTAATACGGACTTTAAGCTGCTTGAGGTCTGCCACTAAAAGTGCTTTCCCCCGGCATTGACGGATTGCCGACTCCGATTCCGCCTCCAGCAACTCCTTGTCCAGATTGTCCTTGAGGTATACCATTAGGGCTTCCCATGCTGTCTGAAACTCCGGCTTGATTAGGGGCAGCAGCGTTTTGGCCAGTTGCTTGTCCATTTATTCCTCCTTGTGTTGCAATCATTTCTCTATAAAGCTTTACTATATCCAAATCGTTAACCGCTTTATCAGGGTTAAGGTCAAAAGATTTAGCAAGTTCTTTAATAAAGTATCCTTTGTTTACCCACTCCGTAAGACCCGGAGCATTAGTAATCTGTAGGAATGTCATAAGCTTTTGTGTGAATACTTCCTTCTGCATTAAGGACTGAGTACCACGAGCTACTACTTTTACATCTCCACGAATCTCTACATTCTTTTCATTGAACTGCATATTCCAATGGAATAATCCTTGACCTAAAGGAGATAACATGTAGTGGTCTACGTTACGAATAACATTCTTAATAGCTCCACTAGCTGCACCCATAAGCATAGATATACCAGCAGCAGTTCTGCCTGTGCTCATAATACCTGTCTGTCCATAGGAGTACGAGGGAAGTCCTGTAGATTCATCTGTAAGCTGCCTTGATTTATCAAACATAGCTAGATGTGACTGAGATACATCAGGAATCCTAATGCCGTAGATACTTTGCCCCGGTGCACCCCCCTGCTTACGGAATATCTTACCATCATAAATGGTCATATCCTGTCCGGGAGCTAACTGATTCTCATTTACTTCAAAGATTACGTTACCAGCAAGCTTAAGGTTGTCAATAGCCATACGCATATGACCATTCATAAGCCTTGTAGTATCTCTCATGTTTTCTGGAATACCGATACCCCAAATCTGGTACGGATGTTCTTCATACGGAGCTAAATAATAGGGGATTTTCTGAGGAGTATAGGGATTAACTACTAATCGTATGACTTCTCCCTCACAAGTCCATACATTCATCTGTACTTGATTAAGAATAACATCAGTATCCTCTAAATCAAGCTTAGCAGGATTGATTTGCTCTAGTAAATCAAGGTCTAACCACCCCCAATACTCCAGTACTTCGTATTTATTAGAGTCAATAGGGGTGCTAGCATCACGTAGCTGTGATTCCCACTCATTACGGATGGTAGAAGGGGGTCTTTTAAGGATTTTAGCAATAGCTTCCTTGTCGAAGTAAGGATAATTCCTTAAATCACGTACCTGAGCAGAGGTCATAGGGTGTCTTTCTATGATATAGGAAGCATCATCTAGGTTTGTAGCATCAGGGTCAGGGTAAAAGTTCCAGCAGGACACCCATTTAAACTTAGGAACCTCTTCAACTACAGGCTTATACACAATAGGTGTACCTTTACCGCCCTTCTGTTCATATTTATGACAGAGTTCAAACTTATTAAAGGGACCTTTAATGATACCAGTACCAAGAATACACATTTCTTGCATGGCTTTACGGAGGGCAAACTCAGCTTTATCCTGTAAGAACTGGTCTTGCATTACTTTATCTAGTGCAGCAGCAGCTCTATCAGCAGGACTAATCTGTACTTCTGTTTCTTTATCTAAAGATGGGCCTTCAACCACTTTCTTATTAGATAATAAACCTTTAAATCTGGATAAGGCTGTTTCGAGTACGGATTGATTAGTAGCTCCCGGCTCAATTTCCATACCATCCCCATCATAACCTACGTTAATCTGAGGGTTAGGTGCATCAAAGGTAGCTATCTCAGGGCCATTAGCTGCTTTAATAGTTACTAAATCTGGTACTCCCTCTGGTACAGGAGTAGGCTCTACGGATACCGGGAATCTACTTGAAGAAAAAAGAATATCAAGTATCTGTGAGTAAGCTGCTTCTGCCTTAGTCTTAGCCACTTTAATAAATACAGCAGATGCTCCGGGGTTTCTATCCCTACGAGCAGCTATCTTTGCTTGTTCATCAGGGGTATACAACCCTCTGAAATCCATAAAGGCATCAAGCCATCTATTCTCCGTAGCACTTCTTTGACTAGAAGCTTCGTAGAATTTATTACGGATATAAGTATCAATAGTATCTAAAGCTATTCTTTCTTTAATAGCTTCTTCGGATAATCCCTCAAACTTCTTGGTATTTCTTTCTTCTGTTTCTATATCAGACAAAGCTTTCTCTACTTCCGTAGAGAGGAACCCGCCAGTAGTAGCAAGTACATTTTCACTCTGTGCATCTTTGGGGAAAATAGGGTTGTTCACTTTAAGTCCTGTTTTAATATCCTATGACACTATCAACTATTATCGGTCTATCATCTGTAGGGTATTCATAATCAAAGAAGGTTATTCTTTTATTAAATATTCTATTCTGTATACCGTATCTAAAAGCATCATAGCAGTCATCTCTGGCTTTACTATCAACATCTTCATTATTCTTAGGGTCTAAAGGAATATTGATTAATTCCTCTATAAGATTTGTACAAGTATTAAATATGATAACTCCGGGTTTTCCAGTATCCGGGTCTACCATTAATAATTGATGTATAGCTAACTTATCTCTTTCTCTTTTACCACGACTCTTATCACTAGGTATCATCCTCATACCTAAAGACATCATTATATCCCCAGTAGAAGAACCGCCATCACCCTTTAAAGACCAAGCACTTACGTCAAGATAACCTATATTACAGTTATCATTTCTCTCTAGCTCTTTACAATTCAATGTAAATTCTCTAGCCAGTTCCATACGAGTACAGTACTCTCTGTACACATATAATGTACCATCAGGGTCCTCAGCGAACCATAGCATCACTGCACCATACGGAGATTTAGAGTATGCCCAGTCACAACCCCTAAACTTTTTCCATCCTCTAGGTACTGGAAAAGGCTTGCAAGTATGTATATCTTTACGGAACTCAGAGAATGCTAATCCATCTGCTGAATCCCAATCTCCATCAAGCCATTGTCTACGGAGGTTCTCATTCTTAATAAGGGACAGAGTAGCAAGATACTCATCATCCTTCATCATTATAGGATTATCCTCAATAGTAGAATGAATCCATTTAAATGTAGATATTACTTTTTTAAGTTCTCCACTACGGAGTTTAAAGGTAGTAGCTCTCTCTTGTCTTTTATTGGCATTGCCCTCTTCACCAAACTTAATATTCCATCTTTCTCTTACCCAACCTCTACCGGGGCCAGTAGGGTTAGTAGATGCTCTAATAAGAATAGGCAGGGAAGCATCTGCTGTACGGAGAGAAGGTTTTAGTAACTCTATTACCCAATCACCCGGATATTGAGTTATCTCATCAATACCAAGCCAGTTATATTCCTGACCAATATACTGTTCAACATCATCTTCTCTTTCACAGTAACCAAACTCTAAGGTAGCACCGGAAGGGAATACAAATATCTTATCCATTTCCTTGAACACAGTACCGGGGATACCTTTACTGTATAATCTTTTAGCATGTCGTATAAGGTTACGAAAATGCTTCATATTCTTACGAATAATTAATCCACGGAAATTAGGATTATGTACAAATCTTGTAGGGTCTACTAACAAGGCTTGAGATTTACCAGAGGCTCTGCCTCCAGAGAATAATACTTCTGTTTCTATAGCTTGAAGAAATTCAGTCTGTGGACCGGGGAATGGCTGCCATAAAATATCATCATCTTTAATAGCTTTCTCTACGGATATTTCCTGTAGAGTGTCATCTAATTCCTCTTCATACTTAAGGAACTTTTCTAGCTCTCTAACTTCATCACTAGCATCTGTAATACCCCTAACAAAGTCATCCTTATGTTCAAGGATTTTAACTTTAGGAACAGCAGATTTTTTCTTCTTTCTTTTGTTCTTAGGTTTAGGAGGTAAGATTGAATCGAAATCCATTACAGTTCTTCGTAAGCTTTAAGTCTTTCTTCCAAAGGTAGAAATATTCTACTATCAGGTAATCTTGTTTCTATAATTTTAACTAGTCCAGTAGCAGATAATCTTTCACCAGTAACATTAAACAACCAATCACAAACTTCTCGAATACTACAGTTCTTTAAGTACTCTCCAGCTTTATACAAAGCCTGTAAGTTTTTATCTACGGGTTGGAATAGTTTTTTATTAGGCTCTTCCTTGTAACCCCAAGGAATAGTGGAACCCATTCTTTCAATAGGAACTCCAAGCATTAATTTCTTCTTATGCCAGTACCAAGCCGATAAATTCTCTACGGAATCAAAGGTAGGTATAACAGCGTTACTGACAAAATTAGAAGCTTTAATCCTTGGAGATTTCCTAAAATGTTTCTTAGGCTTTCTCTCCTTAGCCATAATTATGCGATACGAGTAAGGTTAAAGGTTGCACCAACATATACGGAAGTAGTGTCAGCATGGCTAGCATTCTGTGCTGCCTGTACCTGAATAGTACCACCCGTAGTAACTACGAAGGAACCTTCAAGAACCAGATAGATAATAGCAGCAGTAGCACCACCAAGGTTAGCTTGGTCAGTAGTAGAGGTAGAGTTAGCTGTAGTAATGTTAGAAGAAGTTCTAAGTGCTACAGTATTCTGAATAGAGCTAAGCACTGTACCAGTATACTTAAATGCAGCTCTCATACCACTGTTCGTAGTAGAGATACCGGGCAATCTAACAGTGTAAGAATAAGTACCGGGGACTACTGTCTGTACCATGCCAGTAAGATTAGTAAATGTAGTACCAGTCGTACTAGATGTAGCATCAAACTGTGCAGTCTGTCTAACAGTTTTTGTAGAGCCTACACCAGTATAATTAGTATTACCATCAGCATCAAGAATCAAAACTCTACTAGCAGTAGGTGTACCAACTGTACCCTGCAAAGCAGTAAGCTGTGCATCTGTAAGTTTAAGCTTTCTCTGTAACTGTGTTACGGTCATATCAGACATATTTTATTTTCCTTTATTGGCTTTAGAAATATTATCATTCTTTTCAGGAACAATAATAACTTGGGATGGGGTTTCTGATTCAGCAGACTTATCCTGTTTAACAAGACCAGCATAACCAGCGAATAATTCTACACACTTAATGGCATCCTTAACTCCGGCTCTACTTTCACTGCCATCAATAACTTCTGCTATAAGCTTCATAGCTCTTGGTAAATTAACCAGAGCATACTCTACAGACATATTAATAATCTCATTTCTAATATGAGGCTTCTTAACAATACTATACGGAGATACACCCTCTGAATAACCCGCCAACTTAGCAGCAGCCATCATTCTTTGTCTTTCATTCTTAAATCCATTAGGGGGTAAATCATACAAAGCAATTAAGAATTTTTTTTCTTTTTCCGTGAGGGAGGAGGACATACGGGACTCTTCAACTTATCTTGTAATTGTTTCTGTTCAACATCAACACTGTTATGAGCAGCAGCTATAGCCTGAGTAAAGTTATTGTAATTACCAATT